CCAAGAACACCATAGAACTTACCAGTACTAAGTAGATTAATACCTATTGAAGCCATCTCTACATTATATGAGTATTGGCGTTCTCTACGTCGTTCATTATCTATCCCGGACATCATAGTAATAGCCATTACTGGTTGTATTACTATTGGTCCAATAATATGATTAAACGAAGCGGATAGACTGGCACCAGTTTCATTACCGGTATCTGTTTTGGGAGCTACAATAGCACCACCAAAGGAAAGAAAGTTTTGCGCTATAGCCATTATGGGTAATAAGCACAATAGAAGTAATAGTTTTTTCATTTTATTTGTTTTCGTCGGGTTCATAATAAACTCGAGCAGGTTTACTTAATTCAATATCAAATATCTCAATGATAGCACTAGAAAAGAACATAAGTCCTATCAATACCATCAATAAAAATAAGAACACGAATGTCTTTTTACGCTTTAGTTTCATATCTTTCTTCTTTTAAAGTATTTGAATAGCGCATAAACTGTCAGAAACATAGCAAAGAGCAACGTTCCATCACCAACTGGCACTGTATTGCATCCACAATGTTTCCAGTAGCCATAACCCCATCCTTTGCCACATACATAACAATGAGTAAGAACAGGATTACATTGAGTAGTCGCTTGTGCATTAGCCGGACTATAAGGTTCAATAGTAGTTATTGTTGATAACTGCTCAGGTTGTGATTGTAAATCACTAAAAGGTACATAAGTTGTTTCAGTCATGATTATTATTTGATTATTAATTTGTGATCTAACTCTGATTCGAACAGAGAATTATAGTGTATAAGCCTGACACCGTAGTTCGTATGACTTTTCTTTAAATTACTATGCGTATAACCAATTCCGCCATTAGATCATACCATTATTACATTTCTAGTACAATAGGAATATACTTTCTTACAGTATCAGCAAGCTTAGGACTATTCTCAAGCTTAGTAACAAGCTGAGTACATGTAGTAGCACCAAAGGTATTCACAACGATTTGTAATGCCCTTAAAAGAGCATATCCTTCGGCTTCACTATTAATCACACATTGAATAACAAGCTCTTCATTACGTGGATAATTCAACACTGATTTAGCAGTTGCTAAAGGTTGTCCACCACCATCAATAGCTTCATTAGCAGGTACTTTTTTTACACCTAAATCTGCACTAGGTTCTTTACCATTTTCCATTTGATTTAATTTAAATATTAAACAAAAAAAAGAGTTACAAAATTAATCATAACTCTTTTTATATACTACTACAAAATTCATCCGATGCCCGGACATGTAAACATAGCCAATACTTCTGATTCAACAGGAACATACTGATCAATGTAATCAGCAGTTTGTTGATTTAAATTTGTAGCTAAAAATTTCTTAATCATCATTCTTTCCTCTTGTCTAACAAGTTCTATTACCTTACTAAGAGGTAAATGCAATGTTATTTCTTCCATCTTAATGAGTTTTAGAGGTTACCTTATTAGTTTCATAAACTGCTAAAGCACTACTTGCTCCGGCTGCAATAGCCATAAAAGATGCAATAGAGTTAGTTTCGAATGCTTCACCACCTTCCTGAGAAGATGATGCCGGGAACAATTGAATTTCATAATCAGTAGCAGATACAACCGAATAAGGACCACTCAAAGGAATTTTCTTTATATAGATTATATTAGTACTGGTATTCTGAAATCGAATGTTACTTCTTTTCTTATTTATAGGAGCGACTACTATAGCCGAAGTACCTACAATTACTGGACTGGCCATAATTGCAAGTATTAAACTACTGCTGTAGGAGTAATATGAGTCAAAATAGTATTCAACAAATACTGATTTTGTTCATTGTTACTGATTTTGTTGTTAGCAGCAGAAAGTTGATCCCGTAAATTTTGAACATTCAAGTCATTGATAAGTGCGCGTGTTGCATTACCATCGGCAAGAATAGTACTCTTAATCTCACAACAGCATTGAGCCATAGCAGCTGCATTAGCCGTACCTTGTGCTATGATTTGATTCGTAGCATTTTGTACTTGCATTGCTGAGCTATTGAAGCCTTGCAATGTAGTTGTAGTAAGGTTATTGAAACTGTTTAATTGTTGAAGAGCATTCTGATTTTGAGAAGCGGTAATATCTCTTCCCAATCCATTGATTGAATCCAAAGTAGTAAAATTAGCTGCAGCTTGAGCAGTCGCCAATTGTCCTATTTGTGTACCTACATTACTAATACTTTGAGAAAGGTCAATAGTATCAGCACGAATTTGACCAGTCAATGCAGTATTACTGATTTGACCGGCCAATGATTGTATTTGGTTATTGATAGCACCAAACTCAGCAACATTTGCATTGCCATTGTTACCACCACCAAACAAACCATTACCATTGTTTGCAAGAAGTGAACCGAGAACTAACCCAGCAACACCACCACCGACTGCTCCAAGACCTACTCCGGAACCCATTGAACTACCACCGCCTAATGAGCCAGTTGGTAGTGTACCATCTAATGTCAACATAATATATAGTTTTTAATTGCCAACTGAATTGTTGACATGTCAAAATTATATACTACTCTAACTTAGTACTAATGAATTTTATAGGTCTAGTTTTTTCTTTAATTCTAATGCTTTTTTCAAATCAGATAGATAATATTCTTTCTCTTTGAATCCTTTACGTTTGCGCGGTTCTGATATTATACCCATGTCTTTTAGTTCATGGAACTTATTTAGTGATACTCCCATAAACTTAGCAGCATCTTCTCGGCCCATTGTAGTAGGTCTATGAATAAGTATTGATATTTGTTCTAATTCTTCATTAGTCAAATCTTCGCATTCATTATTCTCTATCATTTTTAAAACAATAGAAATGATCTTATTTAAATTTCTCATTGTAATAATTGTTTATTGATATTAGTGGGACCAAATGGACTCGAACCATCACCCTCAACATAAAATGTTGTGCTCTACCTTTGAGCTACACTCCCGAACCATTTGTAATTGTTAGCTACCTAATAATTATTTATCATTATTCTACATCAGCATTAGTATATTGAGATAATTATCCAAGCTATTCCAATCACTACTTAATCGGCAAGCCAAGCAATTTAGCATAGCGATTAAATACTTTAGTCTCATAAGGTTTGTCCTCTTCATAGACAACAGCACGTTTAAGCCATTTATCAAAGCATTCAGGACATATCCAATGATTAAGAACTGCAATAAATCGACCTTCATCAGAAGATTGATTACAATGATCACACACGCCAAATCCACCCCATTGTAGGCATTCAGTAGCTGTAGTGCTTATTACTTTGAACCCTTTAGGATTCTCTACTCTGTGTGCCATCTGGTAAGTTTAATGGTGTTGTTAGACTTGTCATTAAATCCTCAAGAGTATCATAAGCATCTTTTGATTCTACTTCATGATATGAACCAGTGTGATACACCATAAGAACTTCTCCATCCGGAACAATTCTATTATTACTCATTAATACTTGGCAATCACCAGTGTATGTTGATATACCTAAGATTGGTTTCTTTTCAATCTTGTTGTTGTTCATAAAGAAGATAATATCTCCTTTAGCTCTATAATTTTGTGTTCCCATACTGTTATTGTTTAATATTAATTTGAAGTTCAATTTTTAAAACTTTACAAATAGTAATGAATTTTTCAAAACTAACTTGCATATATCTGCCACCTCTTACTGAACTAACCATACTTTCAGTTACTCCAGCTTTAGTAGCTATTTGTTTATTACTCATTCCGGACAATATTATTTCATTTCCAACAATATCATAAACTTGATTTACACTAGTAATAATCATATTACAATATTTTGTTTTGTTGAATAAATCGAATAAAGAACCATGATATGCCAATGAATAGAAATATATCCCAATGAAATCCAAAAGCAATCAAGTAAGTAATGATAGCTATCCATATACCATTACAATAGGGACACAAGCCCAATGGTTTGGCAATATAAGCCATAAAGGACACTAAACGTATATTCTTACCATACTTCGATAAAAGTCTCTTATATCGAACGTATTTGTATAACCAGTCATGATACCAGTCGAATATCATTCCAAACTCTTGTATATGCTGAAAGCAAAGAGCAAGAGCAGCTACTGCAAATCCTATAAGAAGATACAGTAGCATTATGATAGGGTCGTTAGAGCACAGCATTTTTGTATTCTTCTTTAGCCTTGTCAAACTTAGTTCTTGCTTCTTCTTGTCGTTCAGTTGGTACTAAAACAATTTTAGAAGCCGGAATATAAGAACGATCATTAGTAGAATGTCTTGAGAAACGGACACGCAAATCATCATCACGATCAGGGACTGCAGTTACAACTAAAATACCAATGGAATTTACAGGATAGTCTTTTCCACAATTTGTACTGTGACACCTGTTCAAATAAATTAAATCACCTACTTGCATAATAATAAATGTTTTGTTGATTAATAAATAGTTTATATACGAGAATAAATAGACAATAATAGAAATGAGCTATCATTTACACTGACCATACACGTCATTTCAACGCATAGAAAGCTTACTGTTGAACGAATAGCAATAGAATGACACTATGTATCATATCAATAAAAGAAAGTAGCTTAAACAAGCCCGCAAAAGTAATCAAATCTTACAATATTGTATAGCATCTGATACACCGGATTACACCAATCACAACCACTATCAAATAATCTAATATAATGTAGACCAATAGATTCAACACACTATACTCTATTGCAAGAAATGAATACTTAAGGAATACAACCAACTCACCATTACCACCACCATAACTAGACATATCATACAACCACATATAACAGCGCATTCAACGCATTATAGGTATTATATTATTCTTATAGATAGAGAGAGAAGCATAGAGAGTAGGAGTGTACAGAGCCTGTTTGAACGTTTACTTTATACTATCCTTAGCCTTAAAATCATTGTAATAACAAGCTGGAATGCTGTATGTATGGAACGCTGAATCCTTGTAGTTATACACGGTCATAAGGAATGTATAAGGCTTGTTATCAGAGCTTTTCTTATTCATTACAATAGAGTTATGAATAGCATAAGGATACATTATAAGAGGTCCAGTATTGTTTACTGGCGTTGTTTCAGAGCAGCTAGAAAGGACTATAACAACGATAGTCAATAACAATAAGAATAGATGTTTTGTGTTCATTTTATATGAATTTAGAGTAAATATTGTGTTATCTTTGCGGCATCTACTCTCATGTAGTGCCAGCAAAATGAGTAAATTGAATGATAAAGTGTACTATGTAGCACACAATCTATTGAATCACGACATTATTATATGTACAAGTAAGACCATGCTATCCAAGTTCGTTGGATGTAGTGATGATACTATACGTCGTAAATTATTGAGTGAACCAGTCCGTATAAAGGAATGCATTGTCTGGACCGGAATAGGAATACAAAGGATAAAGAATAGAGGTAATTTTTAATTGATGGCTTCTACACCTTGTTGGGTGAAATGAGGTACCAATAGAATCAAATGCATCTACTCTCACGAGTAACGCCACCAATTAGTAGTATTATTTGCGTTTATTAGGACGCTTATGCGAACCTTTAGGAATAAAGATAACAGCAGTATCTCTCCATATAGGTCTTGTATGTTCCTGCTCATTTAATTGAGAATGGAAATTTATTAATCTCCAAACTTTGTCATTATATTTTGGTTTCATAGTATTATCTATTTCTATAATGAGTAATAGCTTCATGAACATGTAGTCCAAAGAAGAACAGTGCACCAATAAGAATTGCTCTACCATATATATAGGTATGAGTAGCAAAGAATATAAATGCAACACCGAAGATAAAGGCATATATGATATGCTCAGCAATATGTTTAAAAGAAGCTTTCATAAGAGTAAGTATTAATGTGTATATAATATAATGAACGCGCGCGTAGAGATCACTTAAACAAGCCAGTCCGCAACAACTCTAGCAAGCAAGTATTTCGAGGTAATAGTATTAAAAAAAAGGGAGACATTACATCTCCCTTGTTTGTTCTTACATGCTGTATTTGATAACACCACCTAAGCAGCTAATCTTAGCGCCTGCTTTAATCTTAATGATACCTTTGGCAGCTTCCTTCTTGTCAATGACTGTATCAAACCCACAAGAGTTCATACGAGTTACTTCTTGAGAGAAGTTGTCAGTCATTCCGGCGATAGCCATGTTACACCAGATACGAAGGTCTTTGTTCGATACGTCAGCATCAGCTGCTTCGATTTTCACCAGCTTACCTGCTGCATTCTTTTGACTTCCGTCACGATAAAATTGTCCAACGATTTCAAATGTTGTTGGTGCAATGTCAGTAAGATCGAATTTCAACTCAGCGGCTTTTGTCGCTACATACAATAATTTGCTCATAATAATTTTGTTTTTAATTTGTAATTAATTTTTTATATCGTCTAACCGGGGGGAGTTACTAGAGAGTATCCAGGGCTTTCGTAATTTGGTAGTGGGTATACGGTGGGCTTGTATATTGTATATGGTAGTGTAGGGTATGTTCTTCGTTGGATTGGTTATGTTGTTAATGGTATTTTATAATAGTATTGTTACTAGGTAGTTGTTTATTTATTGGTTATCTTTGGGGTATAATTTTAAAGAGAATAATTTATGAGTAATCGTTCATTAGGTGCACTTTTAAAGTGCTTAGTAAGGCGTTGTGATACGCGAGGTTCATTGTTCCATGGTAGTGTAGTAGATGCTCGTGGTAATGAGAGATATTTGTATAGTTGTCAAAAGTGTGGTAGAGTATTTAGTTCTGCTGAGGCTCCTTTTGTAAAAGAGTATTCCCATTTGGTTTATCGGGATAAGAATGATTTATTTAGTTTTGGTTTTTCTTATGGTGATAAGAATGATGTTTTGGGATTGGACGAGTTTATTGATTCTATTACTCGTGGGGAGATTTATTTTGGTAGGATTCATTTACGTAAGTTGCTAGGTGGATTAGAGGGATTGGTAAGTAATTATAGAAGTGGTTTTGTTACTCAACAGAAAATGTATTTGGAGATTACGAAACAGTTGTCTGAAAAAGAAGAAATCATTAGTGGTTTGTTATCTGCTCCGGAAAATGCACCTGTGTTAGTTGTCAGTGATGTTGATATTGAAAATGAACGTCAGATAAGTAATGCAAACATGCTTCCTACGTGGTTGATTACTTTATTGAATCATGGTACTGTTTCTGTTCCTATCGAAGCTTATAGGCTATTCCATTTGCTTCTGTCAGTAAACTATGGTTATGAAGTAATGCGTTACCGTTGGGAATGGAATATAGTAGTTGAAAATGAAGAGAAGAGAATGGTATTTCAAAATAGAACAAAAAGGAGAACAAAGAAATGAAAGTAGTACAAAGAATAGCGTTGGTAAAGAATTTTTCTAATTATGAAGGTTCCGGCCAGAACGGTCCTTATATAATTGGTACATGGATTGTAAAGAGTGTGATTGATAATGTTGAGTTCAGTGTAAAATGCTTTACTGATATTCATGAGTATTTCTTGGCTAATCCTACATTGCATATTGATTGTGAGATTGAAACAAAAGGTAAGCCATGGCAAGATAAATATTTCAATGAGCTTACTGTTGTTTCTATACAAAAATCGGATGCTCCGGCAGATGTTCCTGGCATGTCTGTTCCTGGCAATGATAGTATGACACCACCAGCCGGTGCTGTTGTTTATCCTGATGCAAATACTGGCGGACAAAGGCCATTTGTTACTGGCGGGTTAGCTGTTGGTAGTGGTGAGGGAAGTGATTTGCCTTTTAATTAAGGGTTTACTGTAATCCCGCAAAAATAAAACAGTCAATTAAACACTATTGTAAATTAAAGAGAGGATAGTTTAAATACTATCTTCTCTTCTTTGCAAAAACTATTTATATCTTTGCACATAACTTAAAAACATATAATATGTCAAATTGGATAAAGCCAGGTATTCCTGTTGTGAATATTACAAATTTAGAAAAAGTCTTTGTTGTCGACCACGCGATATTCAAAAGCAAAGAGATAAAAGACAAAGGTGGTAATGTAAAACGAGTAAGTCGTTTGGTAGGTATCAAAGTAAAGCATGTTACTGAGAAAACTACTGAGGTTGACATAATGCATTCAAAAGAGTTGATACCATTGGATGTTGCTTTAAAAGGAGTTTTAGAAGCTATGATGTTTATTAATCGTGAGGGCATTTATAAAAACTATTAATATATGCAAGAAGATTTTCTATATCTTGAGGATTCAGTAGTGAAAGTTACTGAGATGGCAATGCAGATGCCTGAGTTCAGAGATTTCAAACGTTATGATACCAGCACTAACAAAGTCTTTTTTTATAAGGCTATGGCTTATATCTACTACGTGTATAAAGTCTTTGGAGAAGAACGTTCTTATCTTCATAATCAACCGTTACCACAACGTCGTATGCAAGCTGTAAAAAGCCATACTGGATCGTATAAAAAGATTAGTGATTTTGAGGAAAACGAATGGGTTCAGAAATGTATTCACGGTTATTTGAAATATTCCAGGACCCGGAATGAGATTTTGCTTGATACATTAAAAGAGGATATTGATATGTTCTCTGAGGTGGTACAGAAGATGCCACATATGATCAAAAAAAAGATTAAGGTTACACATAAAGAACTTGATGAAGATGGTCAGACAATGATAGACCGGGTTCATGAAGTTGAAATAGATATTCCCAATACAAAAGAGCGACTTGATGCTTTAAAGCAAGCAAGTGATTTGTATGATTATTATGTAAAGGTATTGGCAAATGTAAATAAGGATGCCATTAAGAAACGGTCCTCAGCAACAATGTTTGAGAATCAAAAGGAAGTCGCTAAGATAACGATTACAGAAGAGTTCCCACGAGCAAAAGAATAATATTATGATAGTCCTTGACCCAGTATTTTTTGGTTCCACAGTACCAGAATATAAAATTGAAATAAATACACTTGTTGATGATCCGACAGATAGTACTAAAAAGATACGTTCTCCAGTTAATATGGTAGGCGCTGATGTCGTTATGAATTTTATGAATGGGAATGTATTGGGAAAGCAATATTCTACAGAAGATGGATCAATAGAAGTTTCAACAAACTTCATTATAATTCCGGAACATGTAATGACTGCTGAACCGGCAGATTATGAATTTGATTTTAATATTATTCTTGCTAGTGGAAAAAAGATTACCGGTTTTGCACCAGGAAGAAGAGAAGTATTACCAATTAGTACAATAAGATAATCATGGATATCTATTCTATTACGGTAGATGAAACAAGTGGAAACAATGAAGAAAACATAAACGCTAAAAATGCAATCTTTGAATTGGTATTGGATAATGTAATTGTCACTTACGAAGTGATATTTACTGAAAACGTAGAACAATTTGAAGTTATTCTAAGTGATACAAATGTTACTTATATTGTAGAACCTTCAACTACATTTTTTACTAGCGGTATCGGTGATGCTCCAGACGAACAACTCTATTGTCGAAGAAATGGACAATGGGTTTTATTTGCTCCAGTCGAAAATTTAGTTCTTGGCAATCTTCATATAAATGCTTACTATGGTGATTTAGGTAAGATTGCTTACGATCATTCACAAGCTAGTGGTAATCTACACCAATTGACATTCTCTGGTTTATTAAATAAACCAACAACAGTCCAAGGTTTTGGAATAACAGATATTCCAACTTGGGCTCTTTCTACTTCTAAACCATCATATACTACTTCCGAAGTTACTGAAGCAGCTAATCTTTATTTTACATATAATAGAGTTCTTGGTACTAACCTTTCAGGATATGTAGCAACAGAAGGTACTATAAGTCCATCAGATACTGTTCTTACCGCGATACAGAAGCTTAGCTATAAAAACCATAATCCACTTACATTGGGTTCTTCTAATGGCCTTTCATTAGATAATCAACAATTATCATTGGGTCTTTCGTCTAGTACTTCAAATGGTGCACTAAGTAATGTAGATTGGATTACTTTTAATAACAAATTGTCTCCATCATTAATGGGCGTAGCAAATGGTTTAGCTACATTAGGAAATGATACAAAAGTTCCTTTATCTCAACTTCCGACATCATTATTTGGTCAAGTGGATTATAAAGGATTTTGGGATGCATCAAATGGAACACCTTCATTACCTTCTATTCCAACATCTAATGGTGATTATTATATAGTTTCGGTAGCCGGCACTACTACTATGGGTTCTGTTAGTGAATGGCAAGTTGGTGACTGGTTAATTGCTAATGGAAATACATGGGGTAAAGTTGATAATACAGATGCAGTTATTTCTGTAAATGGTCACATAGGTGCTGTTGTATTGAATAAGTCAGATATAGGTCTTTCAAATGTTGCTAACATATTACAATGGAGTGTAAGTAATCATCCAACAACAGTTGCAGGATATGGAATTACAGATATATTAAATACTATACTTTCTGGTTATGTAGCAACATCAGGTACAATATCAACAACTGATAGTATATTAACAGCATTACAAAAAGTAAGTTATGATAAACATGTTGCTGTTACTCTAGGAACAAGTAATGGTCTTTCTTTATCTGGTCAAGCAATATCATTGGGTTTATCTTCTACAATAACTACCGGAGCATTATCTTCTACTGATTGGAATATTTTCAATAATAAATTAAGTAATGCAACGCATACTGGTGATGTAATAGGTTCTACTGTACTAACTTTAGCAACAGTAAATGCTAATGTAGGTACTTTTAATAATATAACGGTTAATGGAAAAGGTTTAGTTACATCAGCAAGTAATGTTGCATATTCTAGTGATATACATTCAAATATTGTAGCATTGAATGCAGTAAGTGGTACTAATACTGGCGACCAAACTTTATCTAGTCTTGCCGGACAGCCACAATTGAATGGAATTGGATTTGTAAAGGCTAATGGAACCACCATAAGCTATGATAGCTCATCTTATTACTTGGCATCAAATCCAAATAGTTATATTAGTGGAATAACTAAGGAGAATGTAGAATCGGTTCTTACTGGACTGATAACTACTCATACGCATAACTACCTATCTAGTTTTACTGAGACAGATCCCGTATTTACGGCATGGAATAAATCTACTGGTATAAGCATTACTAAGTCACAAGTTAGTGATTTTCCAACTAATCTCAGTCAATTTAATAATAATCTTGGTAACTATGGTGGATGGATAACTGGTATCAATTCAGGAATGGTTACTACTGCTTTAGGTTATACTCCATGGAATACTGGTAATCATCCAACTACTTTATCTAACTATGGAATTACAGATGCAATACAGAATCAAAATAGTTCAGCGCAAGCTGCTAATAGTTATATAAATGGAGTTTATAGAACTTATCTATATAATTCTGCTGCATTTATAGGAAATTGGACTTCATCTAATATATGGGGAATAGGAGGTAGTGGCTCGGTAATTAGGTTAGGACAATGTAATACAGATGGTTCATTTATATCATCTACAAATACTAATCTACAAGTCGATGGAGCAGCAACTTTTGCATCTACAGTCAGTGCAACTAATTTTATAGGAAGTGGTAATGGGTTAACTAGTTTACCTAGTGGTATGTCTAATTATATTCAAAATCAAGGTACTTCTAATCAAGCAGCAAATATTAGGATAACTGGGGATATTGGATATGCTGCAAATATGGCTATATATCCTAGAACACAAGGAATTACTGACTGGTGGGTAAATAGATATATGACTGGGGAGGTTTTAAATACTTCAATTGGGTCAGCGGGAACAAATATATGGCAGTTGGGTATAATATCTTCGTCTGTATTTACCCCTAATGTAAAATTATATGGTGATGGTAGGGGAGTCTTTTTGTCAACAGTCAATGCTACTCAACTTCAATCAACAATAGCAACTGGAACAGCACCATTAACTGTAGCATCTACTACTATGGTTAGTGATTTTAATGCTGATTTACTAGATGGACAGCATGGAAGTTATTATTCACCAACTATCCATACACATAGCTCTTTAAGCAACTCTGCAAGTATGCCAACATTGGATTTAAATACTCTTAATGTAGATAAGTTATTATCATATTCAAGACTTGGTGCAGCATCAACTAATAAATTTACTACAGTAGATAATGCTAATGCAGTATTGACTATTGATACTTATAATGGCACTTCCACATATTTCCATCAATTAGGATTCAGTAGCGATGGCAACATGTATCAAAGAAGGTCTACGGGTGCATGGAATACGGTTTGGACTAGTGGAAATTTTATTCCTTCTAATTACTCATTGAATACTCACTCTCATGGTAATATAACTAATAGTGGATATATAGGTTCAATAGCATCTTTGCCAATTATAACTGGTACTGGCGGTATTTTACAAGCGGGTTCCTTCAGTACAACAGCAGGTACATTTTGTCAAGGAAATGATTCAAGACTTTCAGATGCTCGTGTAGCATCTGATGTTTCTGCATGGGCTAAATCAGCGACAAAACCTAGTTACTCATGGTCAGAAATTAGTATCCGGCCAACTACAGTTATCGGTTATGGAATTACCGATCTATTCTCACAAGTAATTACAGGCTTTACGGTTGGTGCAAATAGCACTGTTTTGAACACCGATACTTTAGAATCAGCGATTGAAAAATTGCAAGGTCAGATCAATAACAAACAAGCGTCAGGCTCTTATTCATTAACTACACATGTTCATGGAAATATAACTAGTGGAGGATTGATAGGAACTGTTGCTAGTTTACCTATTATAACAGGTACTGGAGGTATCTTACAAGTCGGTTCCTTTGGTACAATAGCAGGAACATTTTGTCAAGGTAATGATTCAAGGTTAGCCACACAAACTACTATAACGGGTAATGCTGGTACTGCTACTATATTGCAAACAGCTAGAACTATTTGGGGACAATCCTTTAATGGTAGTGCAAATATTAGTGGTGCAATTACTGGAGCGACTACAGGAACATTTAGTGGTGACGTAAGTGCAACTAATTTTAATTTATCATCAGATAGAACCTTAAAGACTAACATAAGACCAATACTAAAAGACTATAGCTCTATTGACTTAGTCGAGTTTAATTTTAAAAATAATTTAGACGAACTTAGGTTTGGTGTTATAGCGCAAGATTTGCTAAGTAGCGGATTTGAAGAATTTGTAGTCGGAGATATAGAAGGAGAATATAAAGTGAAATATTTTGATTTATTGGTAGCCAAATTAGCTAACGCAGAATCAAGAATAAAACAATTGGAGGATAAGTATGGCTGTTCCTGATATAACTACATTTAATCAAAGAGATGTTGTTACTGAAATATATGGAGATTCAAGTGATAGAAGTTTGACTGAATTGTTTACAGCAGCTACTGGTACATTTGATTCTCTATATGTTGGTTCTAAGAATAGTTTATATAATTTTAGAAACTATAAACATATAACTGTTACAATAAATACAAGTATTTCTAATGCAACAGTTACTAACTTATCTACTTTTATTGCTTATTGGATGACTTTTACAGCACCAGTTAGTAGCTCTATAGTGTATGGTATTTGTTGGAATTCAGCTCCTAATCCTACACGTTCTTATAATGATTATATTATAGGGACACGTACAAATAGTGATATAAGTGTAACATATCAAACACTTACTATTAATACCAGTACTCCTTTAATAGCAAATAAAATATATTATTTTAGAACATATATTGTTGTAGATGGAGTAACATATTATTGTACTGATTTAGTATCTGCACCAACTTAATAATAAAAATTTCTTATATATAAATCAATAAATAAAAAAAAACCATCATGAAAATTGGAGAAATTAGAGTAAAGTTTTTTGAGATTAGTAATTTAATGACAATTTTTTCTGCTAAAGGTATTGATAATACTGAATTAAATTGTCTTATCTTAGATAACTTTGAAATTCTTGAAAAAGAAAATAATAAAATTCAAAAAACAATTAATCCACGTTTAATTGAATTAGAAAATATTATTCAAGAAAAAGGGAAAGAAGTAAATGCTCAACATGATGATAGTATATTATTACTTTCATTAGATGAACAAAAAGAATATAAAATTCTTCAAGCAAAACTTCAAAAAGATTTTGAAATTGAACGTAAAATTTCATTAGTAGAGATTAAAGAATCAACAGTTCGTTCTACAAAAGGAATACCTATGAATTCTTTAATTACTCTTAAATTTTTTTCACAACCAAATAATTGGAAACAAATGAAAATTAAAAAAGAAAGTTCTGATCAAGCTGATGATAAAAAAAGCCCGGACTCAGGTGGTGCAACATTCCCACCTAGCAAATAAGAATTATGAATCTTGAACATATATCAAGATATGTATCTCTTTACTTCGTAAAGTTATTCCCAGTTATACTTACAGTTTATTTAGCTATAGGTATGACTGGGGAAGCTTTTGGATTTATTGATTATACAGCATATACTTCACATACGACTATAATTTGTCATTGTTATTTATTTCATATAGGTATGTTAGCATTATCTTATACATTTAGATTTTGTTCCTGGCATAGAATATTAATCTACACGGATATTTTAATTTTAGTCTTAGTAGATTTATATAAGGTTAATATAAAATTGCCATATATATTTTACTGTTTGAGTGCTATTTTATTATTATCTTTGAGTTTATCAATATTTCTATATTTTTACTATGGATGCTACGCTAAAAAAAACAATCATACGACTCTTCAAAAGAGTTATAAAAGCAATAGATAATGGAGTTTGTGATAATATGACTGCTAATGAAATAGATCATTTAATACGACTACTAGAGGAATCAAAAAAAATTGACGAAACTTATATAAAAAGAAAACGATGGATAATATTTTAATATTAATAGGTGGAGCTATTGGAGCTGCTGGTGGAGCAATGAGTATTGTTTCATATTTTTCTCCATCCTCTATTAGCATTCGAAAAAGTAATGCAATTATCAAAGAAAATCAATCATGGGAGACTTCACTAAATCTTCTTCTTAAATGGAAATTAGAAGCTGAGAAGAAAATTGAAACTCTTGAACAAGATGTTGAAAAACTTCTAAAAAAAGATAATCGTTCACAAAGACTTATCTCAGCATATAGAATGATTGTAAGTTCTAATAAAAGTTGCAAACATAATAAAGACAATACAGATAATTGTCCAGTAGCAATTAAAATGCGTGCTTTAGATATTGAAAATAAATCGGATTAAATAAATACATATTATGAATACAAATTTAAAATTTTCAGAAAAAGGATATGCAGTATTAAAATCATGTGAAGGGTGTGAACTTAAACCTTATTTATGTCAATCTGGTATTCCTACTATTGGTTGGGGTAGTACTCGATATTCAAATGGTGTTCGTGTAAGTCTGAAAGATCCTGCTATTACACAAAGTAAAGCTGACGAACTTTTAAAATATGATGTAAGACAATTTGAGAAAGATGTAATTTACTTACTTGGTCCAGTTGAAGTAAATCAAGGTAAATTTGATGCACTTGTAGATTTTGCTTACAATGTTGGTAGCGATATTGATATTGATTCTACACCAGAAGGACTTGGCGACAGTCGTCTTTTAAAACTTGTTCTTGCAAATTCCAACGATCCAAATATTGAACATGAGTTTAATAAATGGATTAATTCGAAAGGTAAACCTTCCAATGGTTTGATTAAGCGTAGAAAACTTGATGTAAAACTTTACTTTGGTCGGTAGTATTCATTTTTAAAACTAAACATTATGGCTGGTACAAAGAAAAAACCTGCTTCTTCTGGAAAGAAGAAACCAATGTCAAACAAGAAAACTTGTTGATATTTATTATCTATTAGGGAGTGATTAAGTTCATTCCCTAATGTTGTATTTACACATAAAATTAATAATTATGAAACCACGTACTTCTTATAAGCACAAATCATGGAAAACATCTTTAATGGGTGTTATTGGAATAATTGTTTTATTCATTTGTTTATTTCTTGTTTATACCGGTAAATGCACACTTCTTGATGTTGCATCGGTCCTTTCTCCTATTAGTATATTCCTTGCAGCAATAATTGCTTTTCTTACAAAAGATAGTGACGTAACAGGAGGGACGCGAGAACAATGATAAAATATATAAAGAAAAACTGGATAATAAGTGCGATAATTTCTATCGCGCTTTTGTTGTTTATTGGCGGTTGGTTTAAATCATGTCAATCAAAACAAGCATCTAACTTGATTGTAAATCAAGAACTATCATCTGCATATCGTAATGGGTATAATACAGCAACTAGCGCTTATCGTAAGCAATTAAAAGACTCTATCGATAGTGTGAATACTTTGAGGGCTAAAGATCGCTTAGAATCAACTAAAACGATTACTACTTATAAGAACAAAAATTCAGTTCTTACAAATAAGATAAGTAAGTTTGAGAATGATTATAATACCGATACTACTAAGCATACTCTTGCAAATTGTGACAGTCTTGTAGGACTAAAAAATATTTCTCTGCAGCAGAAAGATACCATCATAAAAAGTACTGAGAAAAAATTAGCAAGTACCGAATTAAGTCTGACTGATGTAACTAAAAAATACTTTCTACAAGTAGAAGAAACAGAACAATCCAAAAATGAAAATCTTGTTCTTCAAAAAGAAAAAAAAGATTTGATTGGAGCATTAAAACGTTCAACGGGATGGTGGAGTAAAAATGATATTTGGTTTTATTTAGGCGCCGGTGCAATAGGTGGATATTTTATAGCAAAATAATTTATGGCTGATATTAAGCTTACATATTTAGATGATATTTTAGCAATGGATAGAACACTTGTTCCGGACATTGATAACATGTGTCTAACAAGAGATTTCAAAGATACTAAACGTTTCAGTCCTGTTATCTATAACAAGAATGAAATGCAACCCAATAAAGATAGTCCAGACTACCAAGCGTGGTGGCATGAACAATATCGTCGTTGTGTCAAAGGATATATTGTTCCAAATGCTACAAAGCGTGGATATGATATTTGGATTCCCGGGCGAATGTATTTCTATTTAAATTTTTGGGTAATCTTAGCTAAGCTTGATAACGTAAAGAGAAAGGATAAACGCCATCCTAAATTTACATCATTAGATTATTTCAAATTCATGTGTATAGAACTTATGTTCTTAAATGCAAAAGATTTGTTATTTCCTAAGTCAAGACAGAAAGGATTCTCTGAATATGCTGCAAGTAATATTGGTTACAACTTCATTTTTATTCCAGGATCACAAAATGTAATTGTTGCCGGTCAAGGAAACTATGCTGAGCATACCATGAGTAATGTAGTTCGTGGTTTGGATTGGCTAGGAGATAGTGAGTTCTACAAACGTAGGTCACCAAATAGAAATGACTATATTAAATCTTCATATCGTGAAGAAGTAATAAATGAAGAAACCGGAGAGAAAAGAACGCTTATGCTCGGTTTTGGTAGTGAAGTCTACTGTATTACTGCAAAAGATAATACGCAAGCTGTTTCAGGACTTACACCTTTTTGGATATTATATGAAGAAATTGGAAAGTGGAAAAAAGACACGCTTAAGCAAACTGCAGAGTTTGTCAAACCATCTCTACTCGCAGAGGGTGACAAAACCGGTTATCAAATGTATATTGGTACTGGTGGTGATATGGACGAGTCTGTTGCTGATGTAGAGGAAATGGCATACAATCCGGCTAAGTTTGACTTACTCGAGTTTGATAATATATGGGAAGAAGATGAAATCTCTTCGACTGGTAAGGTAGCGGCCTTTGTTCCAGCTTATGAGTTTGAAATTATTGATGAAGATGGTAATAGTTTGATAGAGGAAAGTATTGTTTCGATTCAAAAAGAATTATCGAGTAAAAATTCTTCTGAGCGTTACATTGCTCTTACTGCTAAACCACTCTATTTATCACAAATGTTTATGGTGGCTACTGGTGGTTTTCTTGGAGAAACGGCTAATCAAAAATTGAATGATAGAAAACGATATCTTCTTACCCATCGTGAACAGCAAATTGCTTACAATGCAGAAATCAATTGGATTGATCCATTTGATTGGGGTAAAGGAGTAGAACTTGTACCATCTGAATTAGGTCGTTTCCTTATCATACAGGCACCGGAAGTTGATGGCTATGGGAAAGTATGGAAAAATCTTTATAGTGCCGCTACGGACAGCTATGACAAAGTAGAAAGTGAAACATCATTCTCATTGGGTAGTTGTTCTATTTGGAAAGGAGCTATTGATTCACATCATACATTTGATCATTGGGTTGCCCGGGTGACAGAACGACCAACAGAAGATGAAGGTGGAAATTATCAGTTCTATGAAGATTCAATAAAGCTTTGTTATCTCTATGGTGAGTGTGAGAATTTGATTGAATATTCCAATGTATTGATTTTTGATTATTATAAGCGGGCCGGTTGTGAGTTTCTATTACAAGAACGCCCACAAATGGTAATTAGTCAATATGTACAAGATGGTAAGGCTGCACAACGTTATGGAGTAGAACAATCATTTATACCACATGCTTTAAATATTTGGAGAGATAAGATGAAGCAAGATGATTTTGCCATTATTGATAAGATGTTTGATATACGACAGATTGAAGCTTTTGCCAAATTCAAAAAGTCACCAAAATATAATTGTGATATTACAATTGCCAGTGCATTAAATGTTGCCAGTGCATTAGAAACACAAGAGTTCGCAGCCTATTCAGAAGGAGAAGAACTAGAAGAGGACACATATGGTGGATATGTATCTGAGAATAATCAAAATATTAAATTCGCTTCTTAAAATCAATATTATGTTTCCAGAAAAATTAATCAATAACGAGAATAAAGATGACAACTATTTCAAAGAAGTTGCCAAATATATTTTATCATCCGGTGCTTCTGATTTTCATGAAGATAATGTAAAAGACAGGAAATGTTGGAATATTTACCATGGTATTGTAGATAATACAAAGTTTGAATACTTAACAAAGGTTGAGGGTTTTACTTATCCGGCCAAGTTTAGAAATATAGGTAATGAGATTGTGAGAAGCAAACTTAATATCTTAGAGTCTAAACAAGCTCGTAGGTCATTCAAAAGCAAAGCAATTGCTATGGATGAACGTACACTTCAATTGAAGTATGAAAATCGCATTAAAGCTAGTCTAAATGCTCGCTTGGAAATGTATAAAGAACGTGATGCTATTGTTCAACAGCAGATTCAACAAGTTCAAGATAGAATGAGTGATATGCAAAAGCAATTAGAAGTTCAACCGAACAACGAACAAGCACAAGTTCAAATGGAAGAACTGAAAAAGAATATGCCTATGATCCAATTGGAGATGCAGAAAATTATCAGAAATCTTTCTCGTGTTTCATTGGATAATAATGAAATGCAAAAACATATTGATTATTTCTTGCTAAATACTGATGTTGAAATAATGCAACAAGTTGCTAATGCTGCATTAAAATCAGCTATTCAGACAGAAGATTTAAAACAACATTGGAATGTAGGACTTCGTGAAAAAATTGTAACCGGTAAACCAACTTATATTACTTACTACAATCCTAGAACAAAGAATGTAGTTTTCAAACAAGTTGATGCTAATACTGCAGCTTATTCTAAAGGTGGAAATAACCGTTGGACACAAAATGGTGAGTGGTGTTTTACAAAAGAGTATATGAATAAAAGTCAAGTATTCTCTGAATTTGAATTGACAAAATCTGAGGAACTAATTATTCAAGCATACAGTCTTGGTGATGCTACTGCTTTAAAAAACTATATTGGTAATAGTGTTTACTTTGATAATAGTGAAAACTTCAATGATCAACATAATGCAATTGAAGTATCACGTATTTGGTTTTTGGTACCTCGCGAAATATTTTGGAAAAAAACACCAAACAAATATCGTCCGGAAGAATACTTTGTACATCTCACAACAAAAGATGCTAAACTAAGAAAAGATGAAATACGTAATCGCGCTGTCATTTATGATATGTATCATGTTGTTGTTATTGGAAACGTTATTCATGTCAATATGGGTAAACAAGAGAACGTTTTTAGACCACTTGATATGCCTGGACTTCCTACACTGCCACTTGTTGCCAGATCATTCAACACAGCGTCTGAAAAACCATATTCTCTTATATGGAGAGTACGAGAACTGATAGAACTTTATGATATTGTAAATTATAAGAAAGAACTTACAATTGCCTTATCCGGAGTAAAAGGTATGATAATGGATAAAAGCCAAAAACCTGATAACATGACTTCGGGTAAATGGATGTACTATCGTAAGCTTGGAACCATGTGGATTGAAACAATGAAGAAAGGTCGTAAAACACCGGCTTCTTATAATCAATTCCAAAACTATGATGATACCATTACTCAAAGTATTACTTTCATTGATAATGTTCTTAATGGCATAGATTCATTAATAGGTAAACTCATTGGTATTACTGATGCTTCACTTGGTCAATTTGTATCTTCTGATCCAGTAAGTAATGTAAACATGTCTAGGGAACAATCTTCTCTTATTACTGAAATACAGTTCTCAGAAAATGATGTAGTCTTTGATAAGGCTATTGAATTATTCTTGAACTTAAAAATACGTTATTCATGGAAAGATGGTAAAGTTCTAAATTATCTTGATAAAGACTTAGAAGAAGTTTTAGTTCAAATTCCAAAGGGAACATTAAATGGTTCTGATTTTCGTATATACTCTTCTAATAATGTAAAAGAAGAATCAAGACTTGAAGATTTACGTACTGCAGCAATGCAATCATGGGGACGGGCCGAACTTCCATTTACTTCTGTAGTAAGTATGTTTAAGATTGATGATTTGACTGAGATGGAAAACAAACTTATTCAAATGTCTAAAGAAGCCGAAGCAATCAGACAACAGAATGCAGCAGCTACTGAAACAGCAAAAGAAGAAGCTAAGCAAAAAACAATGAACTTGCAAGCTCAGATTGATATGCAGCTTTTAAAAACAAAAGATGAATTTGATTTAGCTTCAAGGGAAATAGAAAAAGCTCGTTTGCAACTTGATGAAAAACGTTATGAATGGGAATCAGAGTTCAAAGAACGAGAACTTGTTGTTAAAGAGAAAACTGAAAACTTCAAAATCATGGCACAGAATGATATTGAATCAGCTTACTTACAAGAAGAAGGTAGAGTAAATAGAGTACAAGAAATGATGAAACAGTTTGAAATTAAGATGAATGCAATTTTGTCAGAAGCACAAATTAAAACAGGAGAAATGCAATCACTTCGTAAGATGCATGTTGATCTCGATAAAAACATGAGGAACAAAGTAAATATAAAAGACTCATAGTAATTAAATTATTCATATATTTGCAACATATTATTAATCAAATCAAACACTTATGTTTAAAGACAGATTAGAAAAAGCGATTGAAGATATTCAATCTAAGAACAATGGGATTAAAAATTATCCATCACTTATTGAAGTATGTGACCCAGGTCAAACTGGTTTCAAGTGTAGAACAATAAACAATAGTGGTGAAGTTCTTATTTGCCCGATTACTGTTCCTTATACTGAACGTATGATTAAGATGGAAAATTACAAACCATCATTAGAAGAGTTCAAAGGTGTTCATCCACATTTGGCTGTTATTATGGAAAGTGGAAGTAGTCAATTTAAAGCTGGCGATATTGTTTATTACAATCCATCAATGGCTAATGCAGCACAACAAATTGTTGTAAAAAGTGCTCTTGCTTTGGTAGTAAGTGATACTTATCTTTTAGGAGTTGATACTAACTTTAATGATTTGATCAATGTATAAGCCATTATTTTTTAAAATGGAAGAAGCCGCCGAGGGACAAGATACCTCTGGTGGCTTTTCTGCGGAAGAACTTCAAAGATTAGAAGCACCGGCTGGAACATTTGAAGAACCTATTAAAGTTGAAAAGCCTGCTGAGGAAGTATCTAAAAGTATCGTAGAGGAAGTTTATACTCCTAGCCCTTTGTGGGATTCATTTAAAGATTTAGAAGGCTTTAAAATGCCTGAAAAGATTACTGCAGAAACAGAGAATGATTTACTTCGTCCATTCGTTGCACAGAAGTTTGGTTTAGAGAAACCGGTTCTTCATCCATTAGCACAACAGATACAAGATTTGACAGCTACCAATCCTAATCTAACGATTAATGATTTGGTAACAAATGTATCAGAACAGTATGTTGATGCAAGCAAATTTTCTATTGATGAAAAAATAGCATTCGATTTAAAGACTCGTTATGGTATTTATGATTCAGAAAAAAATCCTAGTGGTTTGACTGATGATGATATCTTACAAGAAATTGGTCGAATGACAAAAATACAAAAGCAAGATGCCGCTTTGGTAATTGATGAAAATATCAAGAACTACAATGACAATCTTGTAAAAGAATATAAGGAAAATCAATCTGCTACTTATGAAGCTCAGTACAATCAAATGTTGAGTGAAACAAAAAGCGAATTGAATACTCTTAAAGAAAGTCTTTCAAAAGTTGATTCTATTTATGGTATTCCTGTCAATCAAGAAACCCATGATCAGTTTTTAGCAGAATTTGAAAGAGTTGTTATTCCTAACAAAGAAACCGGTGAACGTTTAATCGATGATATATTGTCAGACAATATGACATTGTACAAAATGTTTGTAATGGTTGCTAAGTTTGGAGAAGAAAAGGTAATCGAAACAATTACCAAGGGGCGCGAAGGTGGAAAAGAAGCATTGCTTAAGTCATTAAGCATTACTCCAAATTTCTCTGGTGTAGGCGCTCGCAAGACTGGTCAATCATTAGATTTCGAATCTGAATTGAGATTGCTTGAACAGTCAGAAAAATAATCAACTCTATTAATCAAATTCATCATGAGAATTTTACCTGGCGCACCACAAGAGTTCGCTAATCAAACTCCGACATCAAAACACATGTCACAATACTTGATTGCAGCACCACATATGCTTGCACAAGTAACTACCCTTTTCCGTAAAAATGTAACTGCATTTAGTTCATTACTTGCCGGTCGTAATATGTTCTCGGGAAAACTTGCTGATCCTTTGAATCCAAAATCAGGAAAGTATAAAATCGTTGGTAACCGCAAAGTAATGTGGAATGTCAAAGGTTATCCGGATCGTAAAGCTCGCGTTATTGCTGCATTCAAATGTGATGCATTCCCTAATGAACCTGGTCGTAACCAAACGTGGATTGACTTGTATCTTGATACCAATTGGTTCTCTCCAAAAGATGTTCTTGAACTTGCCGATAACCAAACTTATGTACACGTTTCCGACTCGACTCTTCCACAAGAAGTTGATGCCGGAATTTTCCATTACCGTGTAAAAATCATGACCAATGTATCGGGTGATTATGTAAATCCGAATTTGCTTGCTATTGGACAAGAAGTTAGTATCTCACATACTTCATTCGAAGAAATGTCAGAAACAGCTTACGAAAAATATACCTTTGACGAAAAGGCATATACTCACATGACTATTCAACGTTTGAAATGGTCTATGTCTGGTACTGCTGATGAATATCGTCCTAGTGCTATTTGGATGGAACATAATGGCGTTTCTATGTGGGCTGACCATGCACAGATTCAAATGCTTGAACGTGCCGCTATGTATCGTGAAAAACAATTGTTGAACGGAAAATCAACTGTTACTGCAGATGATAAAGTTCTGTTGAAAACAAATGAAGGATTTGAAGTAATGGCCGGTGATGGTATCTTGAATCAAGGCGATGGTGCTTGGAGATTACCTTACAATGTTATTTCAACACGTGTCATTGATAATATCATGGAAAACATTTCTATCTATTCTTCTTCATGGGGAACTGAGGTAGCCGTAATCTGTGGTATGCAGTTCTACAAAGGATTTGCTAAGCTTATGCGTGAACAAGCCGGTATCGACCCTAAAACAGTTGAGATGGGTGGTAATGGTAAGAAAGGTATCAACTTGGATTATGAATACTATGAATTTGGTGGTGTCAAAATGATTCCTACTGTAGTGCCATGGTTTGATAATCCTCAACGTGCAACCACTTATGGTGCTGATGGAACCCGTAACAGTTCTCATAATGCAATCTTTGTATCATTGGGAGATGTTGAAATCAATCAACCAGCAATTGAGTTATTGCAACTTGGAAAACGCGGTTGGTTAGAAGGTGAAGTAAATGGTATCAACAAAGGTGGCGACATGGCCAACTCAGTGGATGGTAAACACCACCACATCCTATGGGAAACTGGTGCAGCTTTACTTGACGTAAACGGTATTGCTGAACTTTATCGTCCAGTAAAATATTAATTCATTCCTTTTAAAAATTATAGATAATGGCTAAGATAACCAAAGATGAAACAGGCGAAGAACGCGAAGAAGTAAAAATCTATGCGATCAATAAGAAGTATAAGGAGAAACCATTTTTAATGACTCCGATTACCGATAATGCAACAAAGAAGTTATTAACTGGGCAACATAATATGAGTCCTACTGAATTATCAAAACAAGAATTGATAATCAAGGAAGATGAAAATTATCCTATCGTTCATAACCAAACGCTTGTTTTGATTAAGAGAAACGGAAGCTATCTACCAACAAGAGATTATGCGCTTTATTGCCTTGCTCTTGAAATGCCGGAGATAGCATTATCCCGTAAAGATGCAGTAGTTGGAAAACACTTAATGTATATTCAAAACTTCGAAGCAGAAGCTGTAAAAGCAGCTGTTGATGGAAAGACAAAAGCACAGGCCGGAGCAAAGGTTATCGACCTATCATTATCAGACATGAACAATTTATTGTTTTACTTTGGTGAGAATGCAACAAATCTTTCTACTAAGATTGCCGAAGCTCGAGTATATGGTTTAGTTGAAACACGTCCAGCCGATGTTCTTGCATATCTTGAAAATCTTGACGATAATCAGCAAATTGTATTTATCAAAAAACTTCTTGCTAAGAAGTACTTACAACGCGCTGTTGCCAATGGATATATCATGTATGACAAAGTAACTCTTGGAGCTGATGAAAAAGAAGCTGCTGCATTCATTTATGATGATAAAAATAATAGTCTGTATGTCCCATTGAAAGATATGTTGGACAAATCAGAAGGTAACAAATAGTATTATGTCGGTAGCAATAATTGATATGTATAAAGATTTCCTTGCTATAGTAAGGAAGTCACGAGTAGGAACTGTTTCACCATTAGAGTTCTCAGTAATTTTAGGTTTAGCGACCGAAGAAGTTATTTCAAATAAGATTGATAATTTTGAATTGAATAAAAAGTTTGCAATACAGCTTTTGCCAATTACGCAAGGACCTAAATTATTTACTGGTACTTTATCGGAAACAAGCAGTAGCGATCGTTATAAAGCGTATTCATTTGTGTTACCGGAAGATTGTCGATTGGTTGCTAGATTATCTGCAGAAATATCTGGTCTGAAAGAAGCCAAATGTAATCCACTAACTTCAAACGAACTGACCACTGTTTTGAATGGTATATTTAGCAAACCAACGACTTCTAATTGTTATTACAGTTTAAGTCAAGATATCGTTGAAACTAAACCGGTAAAAAATGTTTTGGTTTATGTACCAAATATTACTATTGGTGATGGTTATCCTAAATTTAGAATAAGTTATGTTGTCAACCCGCCGGTTATTACTGAAATGGAGACTACTAATACTAAGGAAAGTATATTTGACCGTGAAGTATGTTCTGAAATTATCACTACGGCATCCCGTATGTATTTGGAAGGTATTCAAGATAGTCGATATCAAACTTTCAACAATGAATTAAAATTCAAACATTAATAATTAAATATTATGAGTAATCTTATAAGAGGTGCGCAAGACTACCTATTGAATACTATCGGACCAAAGGAATTTGGTATGTACTACCAGGGAGATGTAGTAACCGGTATTAAACATCTTGTATGTAAAAAATATGGTATTGATATTCCATTTGATGGAGATACTACCATTGTAAAGAAAACATCTGCTGTTGGCGCTGCTGCAGTAATCACTCTTACTCCTGCATTTGTTGCTAAGACTACCGGTGATCAACGTATTATTGAAATTGAAATCACTCGTCAACCATTGTATGATGGCGCCGGTAATCATCAGTTTCCAGTAAGTCATACTTATGGTTATAAGTTGACCAACACGGCTACTTTGACTACAGATAAACAAACTGTTGTTGATGGTCTTGTTGAAGCAATCAATGCTGATGTCATGAGAACTTCGAATGCTGTAAACAGTGGTGCTTGTGTAGTAGCTAGTCGTACTGGTGCTGCCGGTACATCTGCTCTTGTTCTTACTGCAAAAGAAAAAGGACAACCAATTACTGTTCGTATTTTCGATGAAAACTTTACTCAGGTGCTTACTACTAAGCCTAAGAAAGATACATTGACAAACGATATGTTGAGTCGTATCTTTATGATTAAAGCAGAAAACGAAGGACAACGTGTTGTAATGCCTACTGAGGGTGTTGATTACTGTTGTATTACTATTGCCAGCAAAACACTTGGTTATGAAAATGTATCTGCAAGTGCTTTTGTAAAACGCGAACAAGTTTACAACTTCTATATGCCATTAGCATTGACTGATGATGTATTGTTTGCTGATATCGCTGTTGCTTCTGCAGGTATTGTTCCATCTATGGCAGATGTTGTAGTTGCTGCTAAATCATTTGATAATTACCTTGCATACAATGTATCTCCAGTAGATGCACTTACTGCACGTGTAGTAGCATTGGAAACAGCACCTTAATAATTAGTTTCAATTAAATCCAAAAAGGGTAGGTAGGATATGTCTACTTACCCTTTTTTTAATATCAGTAATATGATAACACTTGAAAAAATAGTTGAAAGTTTAAAACTTCAATTAAAACCACATCTTACGGACGACCAGATAGTACATGATGAATGGTTGATAGAAATGATCAATACTTCAAGAGCGGCAATGTGTCGTTCTTTATATGTTTCCGGGGAAGTCTTTACAGCATTCTTTCAAAAGATAACTGGTAATGTAGAAACTCTTGATCTCGATTATAAGAAGTTTACTATGCCATCAAAACTAATGGAAGGAATAGGAAGAAGAAATGTTCGTTATTTTGGTCCTATAGGTACAAAGAATCCGGATTTTCATTATTGTTCTTTCGAAGAGTTGGTAAACTATGAATCACATCGCTTTGGCATTGACCAACCCGCTTTTGCGAACCTTGGTGACATCTTACAGATAAAAGCACCCAATATGTCCGCAATAGAATTACATGCCGTTATAGAAGCTCCAAATTCGTTAGCTGACTACAGTTATGAAACATCAAGTTATCCTATTGGAGAAAACAATGAAAGACAGTTAGAGATAATTACTTTTCAGCATATTGCAGCTAAGTTAGGAATGCCAGTAGACTTTGCTAATAATGGTATTGATGAAACAAAGAATATTCCGGTAAAGCAACCACAACAACAGCAACAACAACAAGATAATGGGGGACAATAATTATGTATCTAGTAACTACAGAACAGTTTGAAGTTGATGGTGAATTATTCTATGAAGGTGTTTCTTGGAAAGATTATCGAAAAGCAACAAAAATAGAAAATCAAAAAGTTATTAAACATGGTAGATTATATAATTGGTATGCTGCAACAGATCCTAGAGGGATTGCCGCAATAGGTTGGCATATTCCAACAAAAGAAGATTTTATTATACTTATAAATTATGTAGGAGGATTACTTATAGCTGGAAAACATTTAAAATCAAATGATATTTCTAAATGGAATATTGCAGGTGATAATACATTTAATTTTAATGCTTTTGGTTCAGGAGTAGGATTTAATAATACTTATTTTGACATATTGTATAGAACTATATTATGGGCTTCTACTAATGATAATCCCGATAATCAAGGGGACGCATTAATATTATCATCTAATAAAGATTCTGCTGAAATTTGGAATGCATATTACAATACATTAGCATCAATTAGATTAATAAAAGATAATAATATTAATGAAGGAGATATTATAATTGATGGTGATACATATAATTCAATAACTATTGGTAATCAAGTATGGTTACAACAAAATATATCTACAACAAAATATAACAATGGTGATGATATAGACTATAGTATAAATGAATTATTTGGGGCAGTATCAATGTATAATAATGATGAGAATAATGTTTATGAAACTACATTAATTGAAATTATATCTGATGATTTTGTTATTACATATAATGGAATTGATTATGTTTTCCCAAAAGATAAAGTTATTGAAACACCAAGATTTACTCGTGAGCAGAATATTCCATTTGGAGAATATCAATATCGAACACATTCAGATAAGCATACAGAATTTTTCGAACCGGTAAAAGAACATTTTGGTATTGATATGAAAGAGAATTACGCGGCTCAGTTTCGTGATGGTATAAATCCACATAAAGATATCAATGGAAGTATCTTCAAAGAAAACCCGGATCAATAAAAAGGTAAAAGAATTTAGGAAAGAGGAATTTGATTATCATGATGTAGTCAATGAGAATAATAAATTTGGTGTACGTAAAACGGTTTACATAGACACTCTTTTTAGACCTCGTTTATCTCACGTGACCTTTTCTACCAATACACATCCGAAAAGCCAAATTATAAGAGGTATGGCCTATAAGGTGTTCTTTGCATACATATCTATAATTGTTGAAGAACTCTTTAAGGGAAATACAATCAAAATCAATAAAGTCGGATTGATAAGTTTGCTAACAATGACCTCAAGTACTAAATATCAAGGTCGACAAAAAGATAGAGAACGTTCAAAAAGAAAAGGATTTTATACTCGTATCAATTGCGATTATTTCTTTTCTCAGGATAAAGTAAGATATGGTTTTCCTTATGCATCATTTGGGAAATTCTATAAGAAGAAATTACACTCATTAGAAGATAATAATATAAAATTTTAATCATGGCAACAATCGACAAAACAAAGTATGCTGCAGCTAGTTCTGCTAAATCTACGACACCCGCAAAAGGTTATACTAAAGAACAAGTTCAACAAGCGCAAGGTAAATCATCTGTTCCAGCTAAAACATCACCACCGGCTAGTCCTCAAATGTCAGAAGAGCAAACTGCTCAAATGATACAAGAGATTATCAAAATGCTTCAACAAGGTGCTAAGCCGGAAGATATTCTTGCACAGTTAGTACAAGGTGGTATTCCACAAGAACAGGCACAACAGTTGATTCAGCAAGCTACTGATCAATTACAATCACAAGGACAAGCACAACCAGCGGCTCCTGCAGCAGTACCAATGCCACAATAATTATGAGTAAGCGTTCGAAAGCACACGACGAAGAGTACTATCAGAAACTGAAAGAGGTAGTAGAGGATAGCAATAAAGAGTACAGACCAAATGAGTTGTATGTAAAGACAGCAAGGAATGTACATGGAGTTTTTGCTTATCAACATATAGAATTAAAATCTAATAAAGATGAATCCGAATAATAAATATTTTACAGCAGCCGAGATTTATGTTCGGTTGCTGTCTGCATTTCCAATAAAAGGTACTCAAATAAGTAAGATACAAGTGATGCGATGGTGTAGTGAAGTCGTTGCAGAATATCTTACTGATCCAGTAGGATTAATTTTGAATAAAAAAATACAGATTGGAGAACCTACTTCTGATGATGATCCTACTTTAATCATTCGTTCTAATCGCGCTCTAGTACCGCCAGATGTATTTAAATTGGAAAATGTATTTGATGAAGCTGGAAACAAAGTAAAGAATAGTACTTATCAAGGAGAGTACATACAATTCAGTACTACTAGAACACCTCAGAAGTGCTTTATTGATTACTATTCATTGCCAGTAGATACTCTTGGTTTTCCATTGATAAAACGTGGATATGAAACAGCATGTTATGCTTATTGCATTAAAAAGATGCATGAAGAAGATGCCAGTGTTATACCACCACGTATACAACAATGGAGATGGTTACAGATGTGTCAGGATTCTGATTACGAAATTCAAGCAGCTTATGTTAGTTGGGGAGATTTATCAAACAATGACGTTGAGGAAATCCATAATTATATTATTAGTCCGGAATACAAATTCATTACAAAAAGACATTAATTATGCAACATAATAATACGTTTCTAGGTGGTATGAAAAGAGGTATTGATAATACGTTAATGCCACAGAATAGTTATACCTATATGCTCAATGGAAGTATTGTTTCAAAAGATGAACATGGATATACAATTACTAATATTCGTGGAACAAAGAGTATTACTTCTTTTGCTACAAATGAAGTTCCTGTTGGTTCAGTATCATTCAATGGAATACTTTATATTGTTACTCATGCAACTAATACTGATAAGATTAATTTCTATTCATTTAAGGGTAGTGATGGTACTGCATGGGTAGAAGAAACACTTCTTATTATCCCTAATGGCCCTGATGATGCATTATCAATAAATCAATCAGTACTTGGTTTCTCCAAAGGAAAGTTACTTGAGATAATTGCTAAGAATAGTTATGATGGTTCTGTTGATTTGTATATCTGTGATGGATTGAATAAAAACATTATTATCAATACCGGTATTGATCAACAAGGAAAGAAAACACTTCGTTCATATACTAATCTTGACGATGTACTTCTGTTTGTTCATCAGAAGAGTATTACTAATGTTCCTGATGTTGTAGGACAAGTAAAAGACAATGGAACTATGAAGCCTGGTACTTACTTCTTCTATATTCGCTATGAAGATGAATCATTGAATACAACACCATTCATTAAAGAAGTAGGTCCATTCTATATCCATAGTGGTTCTAAAGAGTTTAATAGCTCTTCGGGAGTATTGAATACTGGCGAAGAAAGAGTATCAAAACAAGTACAATTACAAATTACAAATACCGACTCAAACTATAAAAAGGTTTCTGTCGGTTTTGTCCATTATTATGGTACATCAGATACTTTGAGTAAATCAATGCAACTTATCAGTAAGTCTACAAAGATTGTCAATAGTGTAGCCACTGTAGTATTCAATGGAAACAATGTTGTTCAGGATATTACTTTTGAAGAACTATTCAAAGACAATATGGCATTTGACATTGCTGAAACGGAAGTTCAACATGAAGATAGATATTATGGAGCTAATTGGAAAGGCCGGGCAATAGATTATGCTATGCTCAAAGAAATGGCTTCTCTTATCATACCACATGCTGTAATCAAAGATGAAAGTCGTTTCGATAAAGTATATGATCAGACAGCAAAATACTTTGAATATATGGAAGATGAAATCTATCCTATGG